GACCAGGTCACCGTTACGAGCAATGGTCACGGACACGCGACCGCTGCTGGCTGGGGAGCCGTTGGTGGTCTGCTGGATCAGCTCCATCGCGAAGTTGGTGTGACGCTTGTACACCGCCTGGAAGAAAGTCACCTTGGGGTTACCGGTCAGGTAAACATCCTGTGCGCCGTAAGCAACCAGTTGCATCAATCCCCCCGCCATGGTCGTTTGGTACTCTTAAGCAAGAAAAAATATCAGATGACAATCTTCCATTTAAACCCACCCGCTGACCTCGACTTCCCTTTACAACACTTACTTATACGGCCATTTCCAGCGCCCGACTTCTCGGAAGCTTCTTTGATGGTATCGTACTCTGCGATCAGTGTTGTCAGGTCGAAGGACCATTGCTGGATCTTGGTGAACTCTAGAATCGTTTTGGTCTCCTGGTCGGCTGGGTTCACAAACTTCCATTGAAACCCTGCTGCAGTCTTGCGTTCTCCTTTACACACTTTACCGATGTGTTCACTCTGAGCTCCTGACTCTTTTGCCGCCTCCTCGATCGACCTGAACGTCCTGAGGAGTTCGGTCCCGTCCTTAGACCATTGCTGGACCTCCTTACGGTTCGCGTCCCTGATGAGGTCCTTCGCCTCGTCCTGGTGGTGCTTGCCGAACATGGCGTGTTGTTCGCCTGAGCGCACTGAGCTCATCAGCTCTTTCGTATCCTCGTGAAGCACCTTGTTCCTGTTCCCACCCGTCTCATTGTTGTACCCGCCTGGAGCCAGGGTCCCACGCTGAGCAATCTCTTGAATCTCGAGTTCGTCCAGGCGCTCCTGCCAGTCTCCTTCCCTATAGAAGCTGTGTAGGATTTCGATAGTAAACTGGTCCCACCCATACTTGCGTATGGCGTTGTACAAGTGACGTTTTCGTCCGTTCTTGACATCAGACATGTGTCCGTTCAGGCGAAGCTGGAAATCCTCGTGACCCGTCTGACCTATATATTCCTTGTATGGTTCGAGCTTACACTTTATGGAGTAGACAAAGGGCATAATGAACACGCCACAGAAATGTTTAGTTGCGTCAGGCGACATAAACATTTTTGTCCCTGTAATAGTACAAATGCCTGGTCCCGATCGCGACGAGAACCCTGACATTGACCTGGATGCCGAGGGCGAGGATGAGTTTGACGAGATGGATATGATGGATCCCATGGAGGCTCTTGCCAACTTCCTGACGACCGACGACGGCGAGACCATCGCCACCTCCCTGGCTGGTCTGAAGGATGCGACCGAGACGATCGCCAAGCACCTGGAGAAGCAGAACCTCATCCTGGTGAAGCTGCTGTCTGCTGTGTCCAACATGAAGGGCTGTGATTGCAAGGTGCAGCCACAGCACATCGCCGCGCCTGCATAAATTTCCGAGTATAGAGTACCATGGTAGCAACTCTGAATAATACAGTGACTAAATGGAGAGCGGTCCATAACGCTCTCCAGCGCGCAAGTAGAGGAAAGCTGAGACGTACGAACGAAGTCAAGAAACACAATGCACCTACCTATAACCAGGTGTACACACACTTTAATAATGCGTTCAGCAATGACAACCAGAACCTGACTCGCGGTGGTTCCTGGGTACACGGCGTCCGTGTGTACTTTGAATTCAACCCGAACAAGCGTCAGAGCATCATCAACGCGTACAACAAACTGAACAACATGTCCAGAGAACTGGCTGCAGTCAGACGAAAGGCTGTTGCGGCGACCGTTCTCCAGAGACGCTGGCGTGCGGTTCGTCCAGCGATCATGAACAAACGGAAGGTGACGGCGCTGCGGGCTCTGAGCGCCCTCCCTGGTGTTCAGAACACTCGACGCGTCGCGTTCGAGAAGGCGTTTCCCAGACGTATTTACGGACCGGTCAATGAACTGACGTATCTGAGAAGTCACAACAAGTATCCTAGGTACTGAAATGGCTCCGCCCGGGATCTGTCCCCTTAAAAAAATATAACGCTCTTGTACTATGATGGTCCCGGCTGATGTTCACACACTCGACCGGGACCAACCAGCAGAACATGCGCACGAAATTCGCATGGAAGTCATGCGTTCTGAGGTGTCAAGTCTCATCCCAGAACGTCTCGAACATTTCATCGGTCAACTCGAGGAAAAGATGGGTCTCACCTGTAAAGGTGACCGGTTTGCACCGCTCACCAATGGATTTAGACAATTCTTCCGGGATGACGAGCTGGACCCGAACGGTATGCCCCAGAACGTGGATCTGGAGCGGATTCAGGAACAGAAGCGTCGCCTGGTGAACCTCTTCTCCGAGCTGTATCATCGTTCGAGCGAACTGGGAATCAAGGATAAATCTTCCGAGGATGTCAACGGTGATGAGTTTCGCATCGCACACCGCCTGATGCGTCTCATCGAGACTGCCGACGACGCTTACGAAATCATTTTCCGGTACGTCCGGTCATTTGAAAGAATCAACAGCCCGACAGTCGCTCCGATGGCTGGTGATATGGATTCTTCGCTGTTCCGATGCAAGACGATGGACTCTCCAGATGAGGAGGATGACGCCAGCCCGTACCAGCGGCTGCTTCTGTACCTGCTGAATAAGACGTATACCCAAAAAATGAAGCGGTACAAGGGTCAGTGTTGTAAACAGATTGAGACGGCGGACGGTCATTTGACCCGTGCCTGGAAGCCAGTCATGGAGATTAAGGAGTTTGTGTATTTTTACACGCAAAAGGAGGACAAGTACGACATGTGGCGTAACCTGACGAGCAAGGGTGGTATCGTTCGGGACACGGTGACTCACTTGTCGATGTGTCGCGACATTCAGTTTCCAGAGATTCACAAGAATCGAACCGTGTGGTCGTTCACGAACGGCATCTTTGCAGGGCGGGATTGGTCTCCCGAGGGTCAGACGTCTCGATTTTACCGGTACGGGTCGACTGAAATCTCAAACCTGGACCCGACGGTTGTGAGCTGCAAGTTTTTCGACCAGGAGTTTCCCGAGGAGAATATGGCGATTGAGAACTGGCAGGATATCAAGACGCCTGTGATTCAGTCTGTCATGGAGTACCAGCGTTTCTCACCGGAGGTGATGGATTGGATGTACGTATTCATCGGTCGTCTGTGTTTCGATACGAACGATATGGATGCTTGGCAGGTGATTCCGTTTCTCAAGGGTATCGCCGGATCCGGCAAGTCGACGATCATCACCAAGGTGTGTAAGCGGTTCTACGACTCGGAGGATGTTCGGACGCTCTCAAACAACATCGAGAAGAAGTTTGGTCTCTGGTCGATTCACGACGGATTCATGTTCATCAGTCCCGAGGTCAAGGGTGACTTGGCGCTCGAGCAGGCGGAGTTTCAATCGATGGTTTCAGGTGAGGATGTGTCCATCGCACGCAAGAATGAAAAGGCGCTGTCAATGACGTGGAACGTGCCTGGTATCCTCGGTGGTAACGAGGTGCCGAGCTACCGCGACAACTCCGGATCGGTGCTTCGTCGTCTCGTGACGTGGAACTTTGCACGCCAAGTGTCTGCGCCCGATCCGCAGCTGGATGGCAAGCTCGAGGCTGAGATTCCTACCATTCTGTGCAAGTGCGTTCGAGCCTACCTTGACTATGCAGGCAAGTATTCGAAGAAGGACATTTGGGGTGTTTTGCCAGCGTACTTCAAGACTGTCCAGGCACAGGTGGCGACGGTGACCAACCCGCTGCACAACTTTTTGGCGAGCGACAAGGTGGTGTACGGACCAGACAAGTGTATACCGCAAAAGTTGTTTGTCCAGATTTTCAACCAGCACTGCCAAGAGAATGTGCTCGGACGGTGCAAGTTCAACGAAGACATTTACGCGGGTCCGTTTTCGTCTCGAGAAATTGATGTCCGGATGGGCTCAGCAACCTATCGGGGCAAGGCGTATGCAAACCAGCGTTTCATCTACGGCGTCGACGCGGTTGAAGAAAACATCGTCGGAACTGATTTCGACGTCTAAGGACTTTTCCCGTCGCAGACGGGAAAACGCTCCGTCGCAGACGGGAAAACGCTCCGTCGCAGACGGGAAAACGCTCCGTCGCAGACGGAAAACGGGCACGGGACTTAAACACAACACGACACAATACGGTAATGGAAACGATGACTGCGTTGTTCGCAGCGTGGGAGAATACGATCGACGAGTACAAGAACCAGCCGAATGTCGAGATTGAGATTCGGCTAGGCAAGGTGAATCGCGGCAAGTTTGATACGAATGTCGGTCAGGCTACGTTTGAACGGGCACTTCGCCGCCTTCAGAGATATGATGGGTGGGAGTCGACAAACGAGAGTCAGTCGACTGTGTACATGGATACGGCGGCTGGTAAGCGCGTCGTCATGAACGACTTGACGGACGAGATGGAGTCGTGTGTCATCAAGCGGCGTTTGCTCGTGAATGATCAGATGCTCGATGGATTTCCTGTGGATGCGCGGTTGGGTATTTCGTCGGAGGTGCCGTATGATCGCGAGGCTGATACCGAAGAAAACTTTACACGGACCAAGAAGCGTAAGCGGTATTCATTCGTACGCAAGGGTCTTTCGATTGACCTGTCTGAGGTGAGCGGCGACGCAGAGGATAAGGATTCAGAGGAGGCGACCGAGTACCAGATTGAGCTCGAGATTTTGAACCCGCCGGTGAATGCAGCGGAGAGACATCAGGTGTTCAACATCGTGTACAAGATTTCGGACATTTGCAAGATTTTGATTTAAACCAAAAGGACCCGCATTTCCGTGTAAAATGAAGCATGTGATGTGGTCACGTGTGTCCCGTGTTGCGTCGTCGTCTCTATTTCGTGCGCGCGTTCGTCTTGATTGAAAACCGAAAACCACTCATCCATAGAATTCATCTCAACGGGTCTATGAATGACGTGACACTCTGGAATCCTAAAAATGTGCAGCGATTTTGACGTTGTGAAGTATACGATTCCGTCATGCGAATACAAATCTAGTTTCACGTCGAGACGTTTTGGGGGGAGACGAAAATAAAGACGAGTATCTATGGTCGGGTCGGACATGAGAATAATTTTACGTATAATTTCACTAGGAAGTTCATCGTACATTGTTCTTCTTGAATCGCATCGCTTTATGCACCACGGGCTTGTAAGGCACCTTTTCACGTCGAGGAAGTACGGGCATGTACGAACCGACCAACTTTGTAAAGTAAAAGTCCGTGTCGTTGAACAGGTAGTCAATCTCCTCCGACGCGTAGCCTCCTTGTTTCAGAGCCACAAACATCCGTTCGTTGTGTCTCAACTCTCGCATCGCGTTCCGCTTGAAAAAGGCGTGCAACTCCTTTGGCAACGTATCCAGTGTTTCTCTGAGGTAGTCCATCGCGTCGTCAACCAACTGGTCGAAAACTTCAGAACACCGCGTCTCCCACGCATCCTCGTTCCACTGTTCCTCCACCTTGTGAAACCCCTTGAAGTAGATTGGTCGGCGACACATGGGACACCCCGTGCCAGTGCCTTTGAGGTACCAGCTCTTTATACACCCCGAGCAAAATTCGTGTCCGCAGCACAACTTGCGGCACGGACCAGTCTCGTAGCATACCGAGCACTCCATTTTGCATCTGATACTCAGATCAAGTTTTGGCAAGTACAGGACGTGTTTTTTATATCCACCTTTAGTAAATGCCGGTGGTGCAGCTGCGTCGCACTGCAAATGTGCGGCAGATGCCAACGGCTCAGATTTATCAACAACTCGAGGCGGTGTTACCGACAGGACGTACGAACGGTCCGTGGTCACGTGTACAGTTGTCCCAGCAGCGTCAGCAGTACTTGTTCGCACGCGCCATGGAACTGCACCACCGCCAGAACGTTACCACTGCTCAAAAGAACAGGGCGTTAGCTATACTTCGCCATCTCGCGATGAATTACAACCGCGTCTGGACGAACAATCCCAGACGAACTCAGCTTTTTGCAGGATCAAACAACAACGAATCAAACTCGAATGAGTTCATGCCGTATTACCGCGCCGCTGGGATAATCGGTTCGCCACGGACCGCCCGTGTAAGCCCTCAACGGGCAAACAACTCAGGACTTCACAGTCTCTTTATCAATACGAAACTTGTCAAATTGCCAGCCAATAAACCAATAGATGTTATCAGTCATCACACGTTTAAAAAGGGTGATGTCGCGACAAGAATCCATCAAAATGGTAGAAACTATTACTTTCGAACTGGGGCATTTAATAGCTGGTTTGGACATGACTGGAAGCACATGAATCCTAATAGCAGCGCTAAGATTTCGAATAAAAATCACCCATCGACTCGTGCGACTGTGACTCGGAAAAACGTGTCTCGTATCAAGTTTGTCTAGTCCTTTCCACCGCAGGTGGAAAGTCAGTCACG